GCATCAAGTGGATATACTACTGAGACATTATTAATTTCAGCAGTTATTCTAATAATTTCTTTATGAAACCATCTGTTATATCGTGTCCAGGGATTTAAATCTGCACTGGCTCTATTAATTGTAATATAGTCTTTTTCACTGGCAAAACCAGTAGCATTACTAAAAGGCATTGATCCAAACGGATCGCTTGCAAACTCAACTGTTTGATCTACAGTGTAAGGTGTTATAATTTCTAAAACAGATGTTGAAACTAATTTAATAGCTGTGCCAACTCCCTCTACATAATACTCACCGTCTGCATATTGTACCGGATTAACATTTCCGCCAAACGAAACTTTCATTCCGTTACTAATAATTGTACCGTCGGTTAACTTATAAGTTGCTTTACCAAGAAAATCTTTTTCAACATCAATAAATGTATCGTCGTTGATTGAAAAAATCTCAATACTTCCGCCTACATCTATATCAGTTTCACTTTGGTAGTACAACACGCTTGGCGCATCTAACGGGATTGTAAATGTAATCGATCCATTTGTAACTCCGTAATTACTAATATTACCAGTGATGTATCGATTTACAACTCCAGTAGAACGTCTAGTCATAAAACTAAACGGATTGCCAGGGCTTGTAATATTAAAAGTGTAAGTATGACCTTTGTAAAGTTTTAAAGGAGGGTTTGGACTAAATCCGTCAGGAGTAAACACATACTGATTGTTTGATCCAACATCTTGTAGTTCTACAGTATAAGAACTTGTAATTTCTAAAGGCTGACCATATATTTTAATAGTGTCAGGGCCGTAAGGCACCCAGTAATAATTTTGAAAGTTAGTAAACTTATCCCAATCAATATGCGGATCCCAGCTATAAAATTCTTGCTTGTTTAATCTCGCGTGATTAGAAGTATTGCCACCAAACACTCCAATTTGATTAACATAATCAATATAATCTTTGAAGAAGGTAATGTTTTTTAAACTATCTTTAATTACAATTCCAGGCTCTAACTGATATTGCTGTCTCTTTGGATCAACCGCAGTAACATAGATGTCGTTGCCAGTAGCGGCTTTGGCATTCTCTCTTCCGATGAAGCCGTTAACTTTAGTTAAGGTACCTGGCTGATATAATTGGTCAAGTGTTGCTTGTAAAAACTTTTTGTTAGGAATCGTTTGATAAAAGTTTGGCAATAAATTTGCCGTAAGTCCTGTTTTTCCTAGCGGATCTGTTTTGTTAGCCATTAATCTGCTCCAAGTGCTGCGCTAATTATATTTTGTGATGTTACAACGGAATTCAATGCTGTTCCTGTTACTGTTCTAAGGTTGGTAGAAGTTAGACCTGTTACTATAATAATGTTTTCTGTAGTTGCACAGCTAACAAACAATTTATTACTTGGACATCTTATTTCAAATAATCCGCCAAAGTAAGAATCTGATTTAGATGGAACTATAACAAAACTAATTACATCAGGAGATAGTTGTGTTAACACATACGTTGAAAGTTCAGAGAAGTAAAAAGTATCTCCAAAGTCCCAATTGTCAAGTGCAAAAAATCTGTTAATTGCTGATAATATTCTTGATGACACATCTGCACTAGATACTGTGCTAGAAGGATTAATTACAACATTAAAATTAGCTTGTAAATCTGATGTAGCTGCGGCACCAAATAATAAAGTATAGCTTACAGGATGATATATTACTTCATCACTGATTGATTTAATTAAATTTAAATTAGGACTTAGCAACACATTTAGTTCGTCAGAGCTAGGCGGTAACGGCTCGCTACCGTCAGTTGGTGCCCCGGATGCAATCCATAATCTAAACGCTGTATTGTAATCATTAGTTAATACATACAGGTCCATTAAGTTACTTGGCCCAGGATCAATCCTACTGTCGTAATCGGCACTGTGTATATATTGAAATTTTAATTTGTCTCTACCTACATACACAATATAATCAAGGGTAGGAATAAATTTACCAGTTGCTGCATTATATTTTGTAACTAGTCCAGAAGAGTAATAATACTTGCCGTCAACAGGATTTGTTGAAGTAAAAAATACTGGGCCAGTTAATGGATTATTAGAAACATATCGATAATCTTCTTGCCCTTGGCTAATAGAGTATAATTCTTGAACAATGTATTTTTCGTAAAGATTGCTAGAACCTGTATATACAATGTCTGTAAATAACTGTGGGTTATCAACTACTCCAGTATTGGTGCTGTCAGCAAAACTTAATATTATTTTGCTTGGGTCTACATAACCGTCTTCGCCAACGAACTCGCCAACAACTTGCCATGGCATGTCTGTAGTATAAGAAGAATTTCCACCAGCCGACACTGGGTCTGTATTGATGCTTAAAATTTTCACAGTATCTGTAACTGTTGATGTTAATACAGTATCGTAAATTTTAACATTAGTATCAAAATAGAAAGTAAGTTCTTGGTCACTTTCAAACACATAACGCAGTTGGCGTGAAGTTATTGTGTAATACTCGTTGTCTGTAGTAAACAATAAAAACCAACTTGAATCTAATTTCAACGGACTACTACTTCCTTGATTACTTAAACTAAATGCGCCTGTTTGATTTAGATTATTTTCAAAAATTATTTGCCAGCTTTGTGTAGTAACATCGTAACGTAGCCCAAACGGAACATTTGAAAAAATCAAATCAATCATTGTGGTGATAATCGATGAACTAAGAGTAGTGGCAAACTTAGGTATAATCTGTGTTATTTTAGAACCAGTTGGAATTACATCGTCTAACACAATTGGTCCAAACCCTGTTGATAATACTCCAGTATCATTTGCAGTGCCGTCGTCTTTTACTGATGTAACTTGCGCCCAGATATATGTTGCGCCGCCTTTAGGCAACGGTCCGGCTGGTAGTGTTTTTAATATGTTTTGATTTAACGTGTCAAAATAGTATCCAGTAGGAGGTAAAAATTTAACTAATGCGTTTGTAGTAAAATATTTTAAGTCAGTAAATGTATAACTTCCAACTGCATATTTTTTATTGCTATTAGAATCATAAACATATCCACTAACTGTGTTACTATCTGTAGTCACGCTATTCCATGCAACATTTAAACTAGTTGTTAGATAATCAACAAACTGTGTATAATAAAAATCTCTTAAACCCGGTGTTTTAAGAATATTGTAAACTTGGTTATAAATTACATTCTGGATATCGGTTTGATTAGCATATGTAAAATTTGTAGTTGTAGTAAACAAGTCTTGATATAAAACACCGTCATCAGCAAACAAGTTTGTACTTGAATATTTTCCAGTAGGGTCTGTTAAATCAAAATAACGACTTATACCACTACTAGCTCGGTTTAATGCTTTAATTTTTGCAACAGCAGTTGACGCAGATAACGGACTAATATTATAGTCTTCTCCTGTAATCATTCTGTTTTGTGTGTAATATGACTGAGGAGCATTTGTTTTGATGCTGGCATTAGATTCTGTTGCACTGGCATTGGCTACTGACGTTGCTAAACTTAAACTAAGAGTCAATACTTCTGCTTGATTTGTTGCACTTGTGTATGGTACATTAATAATAACGTTAACAATGTCGGTTGGATTAATTGTATATGTTATACCGTTACTAATTCTATAGTAAACTCTAAAGTTACCTTGTGGTAATTTTCCAAATACACCGTCACTGAAACTTAGACTGATAGCATCGTTGGCTCTAGAGATAACACTGTAAATTGTTTTAATATTGCTGCTTAAACTGTTATAGATAATATTGTTACCAGTTAAAGCAGGAACTTGTGTCCACAAGGTATCTTCCAAACCTGTACTTTGATTTAAAGAGTATAGCCACACATCGGTATCGTTAATATTTTGTGATTCAATATCAAGCACTTGATTGCTGGTCGGCTGACTTACATTGAATGTTCCTTGATTTAGGGTACCTTGTACAAAATTAAAGAAAAATCCAGTAGACGGACTACCAGCACCACGGCCGTCATCTTTATAAACACAAGCAATACTATTTCCTACTTTAGGAGCTTCTTCATAAATTCTTTCTTGTCCGGCAAATGTAGTGCTAGTAATTTCAAACACTGTATTTCTACCAGAAATAGATTTGCTAAAAGTATAAATTGGAATATCTGCATTTGTACTATTAAATCTGTATTGTGCAGTTGGGATTCCGTATATGTTTGCTTGGTCTACTGGATTGCCAAATTGGTGTTGTTGCGGCAATCCTGCATTAATAATCTTAATAAATTGATCGTACCAGTTTGGGTTACTTGGGTCATTCCAAGTAACATATTGTCCTGCTAAATTTCTACCGTTGCTGTCTATTACGTTTTCTGTAGTCTGTACTGTATTAACTTTTAACAATCCATTAGCAGGAACGTTTCTGCTGGGGTTATAACTGATTAAACGTGCTAAACGTAGTATACTATCACGACGCTCTGCTAGTTCTAAGAAGTTTTCACGAGCATTTAAGTCCACACGGAAAGCTATGCTTTGTCCCACATAAGCAATAAGATCAATTAGGGCAAGGTATTCGCTAGACTCGATGTAATCATTAAAATCTTCTGGGAAATTCGTACGGATATAGTCAATCATTGTACGGCGTAGATTGTCAAAATCGTAACTTTGAAAATCGGCATTCTTAAATGATTGATAAATTTTCTGCCAGTCTTCACTGACCAGCAAGTTATTTTGTCTATCCGTTGAGCTCATAATATGTCCTAATAAGTGTATTTATTGAATAAAATTATGTACGCAGTTTATTGTGCGTTCAAGCCATTAGCTTGGTCAAACTGAAGTTTCATGCGGTCTTGGATGTTATACAGCAGGTATGTTAGTGTACATTGTATTTGCAAACCAGTATCATATGGTGTTACAACAATATTTCCTGCTCTGACACGAGGCTCATTATTAAAGATGTTATTAACATCTTCTAGTATCAAATGCTTAACTTGGTCAGTCAACGGTTCAAATAACAAATCCCAGATTATCGTTCCGTAAGTTGGATTCATTAGTCGCTCGCCTTGACGAACATGGAAATTGTTCATTAGATCCTGTTTGATTAGTTCAAAATCATACAAGGCAAAATTTTGTGTTGCGCCACTTATTGTGCTAAACCCTCTATATCTCTGAACTGTTCGTTGAGTTGGGGCAGGTCTTTTTGACACTGAGGTTGTTGTATATAAACTAGCCATAATTAACTATTTCCTTTTAAAAACGTATCCATTGGGACTCCGTATGTTTTCCACGCCTCTGGAACTTCAATAGCAGTTACCGCTTCTCTGTCTGTTGCATCCGGTTTAAACATAGTACCATCTAAATTTTCATGGTGTGGATATGGCTCAGTAGTTGGTACACGTGCCATTATACTTTCTATTACTTCACCGTCTTGATCCGTTGGATTAAGAATAGTTTCTAACGGTTCGGGAGGAGTTGCTGCTGTGGCAAATCCAGCAGGGCCTGCAATACCTGAGTTAAAATTAATATTGCCGCCGTCTATTGCTGTGTTAGCTGCTTCAATAGTAAAATCACCAGAACTTGAAACAACACTTGCACCGCTTACATTAAGATTAAGATCACCGCCAGTTGATATGTTAACAGCATCTCCTGTAGTAACATCCCATGTAGATTCAAAGGACTGTTTAAGTTCTCCAGTAATAGTGTCATCTCTAGTTCCGTCTGTTTGGGTAAAGAAATTGCCATTTACAATTCTAATAAAATCGCCCACTGCTTCAATTTGAATTCTACCAGCAGCCGTTGTGTCTCCTAACCCTTCTGCATCGGTGGCTTTAATGTTAATATTGCGGCCAGCTTCCATGTTAATGTCTCGGTCTGCATAGAAATTTAAATCATTTTGTGTTCTAACACTAATACTATCCTTAGCATAGATATCAATCTTTCCATCACTAGTCATTTCAATCCAACTAGTGCCTCGACTGTTA